ACAAACTGCGCAGTTTATCAGCTCTACGCCCAGTCCATTTTTTAACGCAAATTGGACGCCGGGTGTAAATATCCCCGCTGTTCCGAACACTATTAGGGTTAGAATGACGGTGGCAACAACATCTGCTGGAGGACTCGTACCGAATGATACAAGTATAATATCGTGTTGGTTAGCCGCAACAACACCTCAAGTCACTAATACCATATTCACAAATGCGGTGTTATTAGACCCCGCAAATGTAACCCCGGCTGGACCTTGGACGTTTGTTACAACGAATAATTATTTCAGAGATATCAGAATATCACCAGTGGTTGGTTCAGACATTCCAGCTAATGGAACACAGTGCTGGATTTCACTTGGTATTGCGCAACCGGGCACAAGAGGCACAGTGGTTCCTCAGATGTTTCCGGTAACAGTTGGCGCATAATAAATTCCGGGGGTTCCGGGAGATTCTCAAACATTTTCCCTAAGGAGCCCCCTTAGGAGAAATGTTCCCGAAAACTCCCGGTTCCCCCGGCTTTTTTCTACATTAAATTAGATGAACTCAAACGATATTCTATCAATTGTTGCGGTTGCGATAAGCGTAGCCGCATCAGTTCTAACAGTAGTGAATCATCGTCGTATCAGAAGTAATTGTTGCGGCACAAAATTAGAAGCCAGCCTTGACGTTGAAAGCACGACGCCCCCTACAAAAAATCCGCCTAATAATGTAGTTGATGACATCAGAGAAAATCAAATCGTATAGTCTTAGTGATGCCGACATTAGAAAGCTACTGGGTCCCGACATTAGTATTATGACCTACCCCGAACTCAAGCATATGAAAAATATAGATGATTGTTTTGACTCTGAGGGGCGATGTATTATTTTATTCCTAACCGAATCAGAAAACAGCGGGCATTGGACGGCACTTCTAAAGCGGGGTGATATTATTGAGTTTTTTGACCCCTACGGCGGCAGCCCAGAAAGTGTGCGCAAAGAGATTGACCCCGACCAGAGACAAGCCTTGGACCAGACGCAACCATATTTAAATAATCTGCTCAAAGGTTCCGCATATAAAATACAGCACAACAAAAATCCATTCCAGAAAGATAAGCCCGGTGTGAATAATTGTGGGCGACATTGTGTAATGCGACTTTTGAATAAGGATATGACGATTGATGAGTACAAGTCCCTTATAAAAGAATCCGGTATGTCTCCGGACGACTGGGTGTGCGAAGAAACATACAAAGTTTTACATAAATAAATCTGTTTCAATAATATAAGTAAGATGTCACTGTATCGTGGGAGTTTTCTACCACAAGGCGGTTCTTTTCAAAATCCAGACTATTTATGGTACAACGCCTCTATCATTAACAATGACACAACTGTTACTGACGCAACTGGTGCTGTAAGTAAGGACCCGGCAGTTAAGTTCAACGAAACCCGTGATAGGGAGATTCTACAAGACGCAAATGAGTACTATTTTTCAATCACCCGGGTCCAGATGAATGGTACTGGGCGTGACCTTCCGCTGTTTATTCCCACGATTCAGACCGGTGGCGGGCAGAATGATGTTAATCTAACGGTGTATGGATTGGCATTTAGTTATAAACAGACGTTCAGTGTGTGGAACACGACTATCAGTCCGGCAGCAGCATCCGCACGCACCATTACGGTCTGCCCCCCGGTAAGAAATATCATATACGAGTCAGAAACGAAGAATTCCGTTCTTGCGCCCGTTCCCGATGCTGGCGCACTTGCTCGTGGTAACCCGCAAGACATTAACACCCGGTACTACTGGGTATATTCATACAACTGGTGGTTACAGCTTGTTAATAAGACAATCCTAAACCCCGATGACTTAGATAAGGGTAACGGTGGTCCTTGGACTTGTTGCTGGGGCGACACCTACCAAGCGCTCTTGAACGCAGAGCCGCTGGCGAACATTATATTCCCTACCCTCCGGGCATTCAACGATTATGTACAAGCCCCGCAGTTTGTGTATGATGCTAAGTCCAACCGTTTCACACTCTACGCCGACTCCGATGGTTTTGGTGAAAGGATTCAGACATTCATTCCTCAAGCTGCCACCGGTGTTACGGCAGTTATTAACCCCCTTTCTGTCCCGACTGCCCGTATGTTTGCTAATGCTAACTTCTTTGGTCTGTTTGCTAACTTGCCTAATGTTTATTGGAACACAAGTTTGAGGGGCAATGAATCTCCCTTTGCTCCGGCTGGGCTAAGTCCCGATGTTGCTAACGGCGGTGTTATTCCCCCGACACCACCAGATTTGATTAATGAGTATATTTTCCCTAATAAGTTCTACACAAATATTGCCGACTACCGTCTGGCTCCCGAGTCTGGACGCAGCCCGTTAGGTTATGCCCCGATAAGTGCCCAGAAGCCTTACTGGTTATCCGAACAAGAGAGTCCCAGCACGGACAGTCTATGGTCCCCTATTGAGTCACTGGTCCTAACAAGCACGCTCATTGGTATTGTGAATGAGTATGTAAGTCCCCCAGTTATTCTGGGTAACGGCAATAACAATCCCTCACAGCCCGTAAGCCAGTCAGCCTTTGACCCGATTATATCCGACATTATGTTGGATTCATCCCAGCTGGGTTCCGGCGTCAATCGTCAGTATATCCTCTGGGAGCCGAAGGCAGAGTTCCGGCTTTCTGACTTTGCCGCAAAGGGCGCAGCAATCAAGCAGATAGATATTCAGATTTTCTGGAGGTGCCGCCTCAACGGGCTGCTTTACCCCGTAACGATGTTTAACCAGTCCACCGTTTCTATCAAGGCGATGTTCAAACACCGCAGCTTGACTGGCGGCAAGGGTAACTGGTAAGCGGACAGTCCCGGCGTTATTTTATTCTATAAAAAATTGTTTTTATAGAATATAAGCAAGATGTCCGCCGATATTGAGAAGATGGCAGTCTTTGACTCACGTATTGTCCAGTCCCGTCCTAAGTACGCAGTTGAGAAGGGTGCCTTGTCTCTAACCAACGCCCCTTTCAACGCTATTGCGGCGACTGCCTCCCAGCACACTTACAACGTATACGTTCCGTCAGAAAACGTTTATGTGGACCGTGCCGTAGAGTGGTCTTCCACTGTATTTATGACTTACAATGTTCAGTTGGATGCCGTTGTCGGTCGTGCCGGACAAGCCGTAGTTGTACAAGGTCGTGATTGGTCCCTTGCCTCATTCCCCCTAAACAGAATGTGCTCCACGCAGTCTGCTACCATCAACGACACCACAACTGTTATCAACACGCAAGATGTGCTTGATGAGGTTCTTCGTCTAACCGACTACAAGAAGAATCGTCTTCAGCGCACTTGCCCGACGATGTTGGATAAGTATATGTACTACCTTGACTCCGATGGTGCCGTCAATAACCCTATTGGTAGCTACGCCACAAGCAGTGAGTCCAGTGAGATGCCTAACGGCGCTTTCTACAATGTAGTATATACTGACCCCGCCGGCAATGTACTTGGTACCAGTGGCAACGGTGGAGCCGACCCCGCCTTTGTTGGTGCCCTATACGGCGCACTAAACGGTGTCCCCGTCATCACCGTTTCTGGTCAGAACGGCAGCACCACTGCCGTAAATACCCCCGCTTCTACCAACATCCCCGTATATTTCCGCTTCCGCTCCACTGAGAAGCTTGTACTAAGCCCCTTTGTGTTCTCCGACTGCCACGAGTGGGAGACGGGCTTGTTTGGTATCAATAACATTCAGCTTGTAATGAACCTAACGGCACCCACCCGCCTTGTCCGTGGCTCTGTTGCCTACGGTCGCTCAATCCAGCAGAACAGCATTGCCTTCTTCAACGGCAGTGGCGGCACCCCTTTCTCCCGGTCCGTGCTCAATGTTCAGTTCCTAACTCCTTCCCTTGATGTACCCCTACCCCCTAAGTCAGTGGTACCATATATGGAGTTCCCCCGTTACATTACACAGTACCAGAACGGTTACCTTGAGGCGGGTGCCACCGGTCAGATTCAGTCCCAGACCATCACCCTCCCCCAGATTCCCGACCTATTCATTATCTACGTTAAGAACGCTGTTACCCCCGTAGCCCCGGCATCCAACTCCTACGATGTTGGTGAGGGTGACTGGCGCTTCCCTCTTGCCTCCAGCTTGGATGGTGTAAATAACCCCCTAACGGTCAACTTTGACAACTTCTCCGGTCTGCTCTCTAGCGTAACGGCGGAGCAGCTCTACGCAATGAGTGTAAAGAACGGCTTAGATATGGACTGGAACGAGTGGATTGGTGTAGCAAAGAGCGACCGTGCCGTTCCCCAGCAGTCCAACCAAGGTGTGCGTGGCGACCAGCTTGCCACCTCCGGCGGTATGTTAGTGCTCAAGCCTTCTCAAGACATTACTCTCCAGACTGGACAAGCCCCCAGCTTAGTAGGTAACTTTACCTTCCAGTTTAACATCACGGTTAAGAACAACAGCGCATACCTTGCTGTGCCCCAGTTGTATGTAATTACTGCTAATAGCGGGTTCTTTGAAACTATTAGGGGCAGCAGCAGAATCATCAAGGGTGTGCTCTCTGAGCAAGACATCATCTCCGCTCCTCTTGCCCCCACTGCCACGCACGATATGCTGGCACGCCACGTTGGTGCCGGTGGCTTGAACAGTATGGCTAACAGCCTCAGCAAGGTAAAGGAGATGTCCGCCCGTCCCCACCACCCGGTGGCAGATATGGCTAAGGAGGCAGTAGGTAAGAAGGGTCTCAAGAGCCGTATGTAATCTCCCGGTAGTGCGTATTTTATATTCTACAAAAAATGTTTTTATAGAATATAATAGAATGTCCTCACAACTCATTCAGCAGAGCGCCTCCGGAGCATCAGCAAGTCAGCTACTTGTACCTAATGATTTATCAGTGGCTGGTGATTCCAGAACTAATGGTACCGTTATAGCTAATCAGCAAGGTACTGGTGTTCTAAGTAAGAATGGGTTTTACAGCTATTCTACTGTGCTCATAGCACCCGGCGTCGGTGGCACACCTTCTGACAGACCAGC